ATTTAAAGTGCTTGTAACTTTGTTAGTATACACTTCAATGTTTTTAATGAAACCTGATTTGTTTTGCCAATCTTGGATAGCTCTGTGGAATTGTAACATTCCATACTCTCCTGTGAAACCTTTTACTTGACGACCTGCACCTGGCTTAACTCTAGAGTAGAATATATCTTGCAAGTACTCTTCAATTAACTTAGCAGTTAAATGAGAATATCTGTGCTGATGTGAATCTTCTAATTGTTCTTGGATTCCAGGACCCATTCTTACTGGTCTACCATTAGCTCCTAATACAGTATCTGCAGATCTTGAATACCAATATCCACGTTCTACTTCTCTGTACCATTGTTGCCAATATTCAACTTCAGCATAACGCATCCATGAGTTGTGATAAGCACCTTTAGAATCCGGGATAGCTACAGCTAATACTTCAGTAGAAGCATAGTCAGTAATTCTGTATTCTTTTCTGTACTTAGACATTCTGTTTCTGAAAGCAATAGGCAAACTGAATACAGTTGAACCTGATTGTTCTGCAGCTTCTTCATACTGAGAGAATAATTTACCCCATTGTTGTCCTGGCTTCAAATATTTAACAGGCATAAATGCTTGTGGATCATCTGAGTTCATTCTAACAGTGTAAACTGTACCATCACCATGTTTAACACCTTGATTTTGGATTCTTACTTGGTATTTCTTGTTAGAAGTACCTGGCATAATAACATCCCCTGGTAAATACCAGTTTTCATCAAGTTTAATTTTGAAAGTCTTTTTGAATTTACCTGGAGTAAGATTACCCACAGCTTCAACATTTTCTACAACAACTAGAGGTCTAGTGTTTGCACCTTTCAATTCCCACTCCCATTCTGTGTTACCAATAGTTTCTTCAGTTTTGGAATTACCCATTAACAAAGAAGACATTGGATTGTCAGAATAATAGTTTTGGGCAGAGAACAATTTGTCCATCTCCCCCATAATGCGATGTGGTTTAGCAATTAGAGCAGCACCTAAGTGAGACTGCTCAGTCATGTTGGCATTCCACTCCATCTCTTTTACGAGAAGCTTGCTTCCTAATGTAGCCATTTTGTTTTAATTTAAAGTTAATAATAATTCATTTAAAAAATTAGTCTATCATATCCCAGATAGCCTTCTTATTGGGTTTTTGACCTCCCCCTGTATTTGAAACTCTTTGTGTTTTATCAACTCTTTGAACCTCATCTCTGATACCTCTTGCTGCTTGAGATTGTTTCTTTCTCTCAATAGCACTAAAATCAAAGTCTGATTTTAAAAGTTTGGCAAGTAAAACAATTTTGTCTTTATCTGCCATGACCTTAAATAGGTCAGCTTGCATTTCACTTACTACTCTACCATCTTGTAATTCTACAGTTGGTTCTGAAATGTAAGTTGGAAGTATTGTTTTATCTTGTTTAGAGATAGGCAATCCTCCCATTTCTTCTAAGCTATTAATGTGACTAGTAATGTTAGTCTTATACTCTCTAGCTTGTTTCTTTCTATACTCTAAAACTTCTTTTTGTTTTTGAACTTGACCTGCAGTTTCAGTTTCTTGTTCTGCTACAATCTTGTCAAAAGATTTTTTAGCTATTCCTTCAAGTTTATCTTTTTCTTTTAGAAACTCAATCTGATCATTTATATACTCTTGATCATAACCTTGATTTCTTAAATCCATAGTTACTGCAAGAACTTGTACATCTTCATTGCTAATATCACTATTTTTATTAACTCCTGAAGTAGCTTGTTGAACCATCTTACTTAGAAGTTCTCCAACATTTCCTCCACTAGAAGCAAACTTAATCAGTTGCTTTAATTCATCAGGTAACTCTTTAATAGTAGCTTCAACTTCTGCTTCTACTGATTTTTCCCAACTATCTTCTAAAAGATTGTCAGCATCATCATCTGATAAAGGATTTTCTGGATCTTCATCATAGTCTACTAAACCTTTTTCTTTTAAAAAAGCTAATGTAGTTTTAGGACTTACTATTGATGCAGGAGTTTTGCCTGTAAGAATATCTCCTTCATCATCATCTTCAGATGATACTTTAGATACAGGACTAAAATCTTTGAACTGATCATCAATAAGTTCCTGTTCTTCTTTTGCTTTAGTTTCTTGTTCAGCTTTTTTAGCAGGGTCTACTACATCATCTTTTTCTACTGATGTAATAACATCTTCTACTAAATTAGTTTCTCCGAAGAAATCATGTTGCTGTGAAGTATCTTCCCAGCCTGCAAATTGTTCAATGGTTTTCTCTGTTCCACTCATAATTGTGACAAATTTAAGTTTAATTATTTAATAAATTACATTTTAAAAATGAACTCTTCTCATTTAAAACGTAATAGCTTTTATTTAGAACTTGCTTGTTTTTGAGCTAATTCTTTTGCTTTAAGTTTATTCTTTTCTTTAGCATCTGCTATTTGAAAATCTAATGCTCTATTTTCTTTTGCTAGAGTTGCTCTTTTAATTTCAGCATTTACTCCATCTCTAGCTACTTCAAGAACATCAGGAACACCATCATTATCTTGATCTTTATTAGGATCAAATCCCATAGAAAGCATAGCTTGTTTTTGAACATCCCATTCTCCTTTAGTATTAATTTCATCTATAGTATTAGCATGTTCCATAGCTATTTTTTCTCTTTCCCAATCTTGAGCTTTTTGTTGCATATCTGCTTTGGCTTTTTCTTGGGCCTGAGCACTAGATTGTTCTCTTTCAGCTCTTAGTTCTTCAGATACAAGTAATGCTTCTTCAGCTTCTTGTATAGAATCTTGTTTAATAACTTTAAGAACATCAGACAACTCAATTTTTTGATTTTGCATTGCTGCATGAGCAAGTTGTTGTATAGTTTGTTTAATTTCTTCTGACATAGAAGAGTCTTCCATAAACAAACCTAATGTACTTTCATCAAGTAAATTAATGTCCATCTGTAACATTTCTGAAGACATATCATCTAAGATATAGGATATTTGTTTTTTGTCTGAAGAAGCATAAGCTACTTTAGCAATATCAAGTAACCCTTGAAGTACATTTCTTTTAATACAATTGTGTAAGTCAAAGTAAGGCTCTAACATGTGTGAAGTCTGTACTAAGTTTTGTTGGTTATTTGTAACTCTTTCAGATACAGAAGTTTGTCCTAATACAGGATCAGTAATACCTACAGACTTACCACATTTTTGTTCTAGGTAATCTGCAAGTTGAATATACTTTTGAATATCAGAAGCTAAAGAAAGATCTAAAGTTTTAGCAATAGTATTTACATCACTTTGGTTCATTCCTTCTTCATCAGGATTATACCACATAAAAGGAGTACTTTCAAAGAAATACTGCCATTTCTTAAGATCTATTCCAGAGTCAGTAGGAATAGCATTAATGTTCATTAATATCTTTTTACCTTTATCTGAAGCTAAGAGTAACTCTAATCTGTACATTACTATATTATAATAATACTGATAAACTTTCATTCTATCCATTACAGATGTAGGTTGAGAGTTAGTGTTATCATATATAGCACCATAATAAGGTAAGTTGCATTTGTAGATATTATCAGGATCTTTAAACTGTCCTGGTACAGGTCTCATTTCTTTGTAAATCTCTGTACCTATTTTGTAACCTTCATAAACTTCAGGAAGCCATTCCCAGGTAAGATTAATATCACCCATAGCTCTATTTATCTTGTACCCTTCATCAACCATAAATTTAGTCTGAAGAACTCCATCTTCATCTAAGTAATCTAACCAACCTATTTTTCTAAGACCTTTAAATACACAATGAAGAACTCTAATTGAATTTTTATCTTCATAAGTAAGATACTCATCAAAGTTAAATAAGTTATCATGAACTCTTTGAGTGATGTGATGATTATAATTTCTCCAAATAGTATCAATCTCTTTATCATCTAAATCAAAAGTTTGTACAATTTGTGAAGGATGCATTCTGTATTCTGCTGCTGCCCACTCTCCTTGTTCAATGTAATCAAGGTCTGAAGCTTTATCACAAGAAAATCTAACAGGGTTTACAACTTTCATTGCAGGTTCTCCATTAATAATTCCTAACCAATAAACTTCATAAGCAGAAATTAGTCCATGTTTCCAACCATTATTAAACTTTTTTCTTGCATCTAATTTTTTAATAAGGTAATTAAGAAGTTGTTGACCTTGTACTTCAGCAGGATCTCTATGGTCCCTTTTCATATATGCTCTAACTTTATCTGGAGTTAGTTGCTGTATTTCAGCTTCCATTTGTTGTTGCATCTCTTGCATCTCTTGTTCAGTAAGCTCTCTTCCTTTCATTTGAGCTTGATACTCTGCTTCTTTTTGTTGCTGAATAGGAGCCATTACAGATTGAACAACAAAATCTGTAATCCTTTTAGTTTCTTCTTCTACTTTTCTATTTGAAGCTTCTCTATTAGTGGCCATTACTCTGTACCCAAAAGGTCTTTTCATTTCCATTCCAATAAGAGCTTTTACTCTGTAAGAACAAATATCTCTGTTAGCCATTTGAGCTGGCATCTCTCCTTGATCAGCTCCATAAGGTGTAGCTACATAAGCAAAGTCAGATAAGTCAACAATGTTATTGAATAGGTCATAATTAACCCTCATTCTTTTATACTCATTAACTCCTCCATATCCTATAGATAAGAAGTTAGCTTTAGTATCATACATGTCAATCTTTTCTCTGTACCAAAGAAATTTATTGTCTTCTTTCTCTTTTCTACTAAGTCTTTCAGTAGAATAGGATTTAGGTTGGGTAACAGGTTGATTCATTTTTCTTAAAGATAAGTATTTACAAAAGTACTAATTAATTTAATCTTTGTGTCAAGTTCCTAGTATTATTTTTAACATACATAGTGTCCATCATAGCTAATAGCTGTTTTGCTTTAGTATTTCCTTTTGACTTAGGTTCATACTCTTTTCCATGTAAATCTTCTTGGTCTTGGAACATTACTTGCATAAGTGCCATAACCCTATCAAAGTTTCCTTTTCTATTATACCCTATTAATTCTTCTAAGAGTCCTATAGAATAGATTTGATCTAAAGCTCTAATAGGCATACCATCATCATCAAAATCAAGTGTCTCTAATAACCAAGACTTAATATACTTTTCACCTGCATCTTTAAGTTGGTCTATCATGTGGCATCCATAAAGTCTATTAACTTTAGAATTCTTTACATTCTTCTTTATAACTTCATCAGGTTGATAGGCTAGGTAATGTAATTGTTTTCTTCTTCTAAAGTAATCTTTAACATGAGTTACTTCATTTTCATGCATTATAGTTGTGTTATAAAGTTCAGCAAATAATCTACAAATGTAGTTTACATCATCTGCTTCTCCAGGTCTTCCAACATATTCTGCTACAATTATTCTTTTAGTTCTATCTCCAATAATTACTGACTTGTAAACATAAACAGCAGCAAGAGATGTACCTTGAGCTTGTCTGTAAGGGTCATACCCAATTTTAAAAGCTCCTCTTTGAGGAACTTCAGGTGGGTATTCATAAATAACAGGACAACCTTCTAGAGAAGTATTATCAGGTTTTTGTCTGTAGATTACATTAGCACTACCATCTAAAATAGGTTCTGCTTTTACTTTCTTAGATTCATAATCATAAAATAGTTTAACAGGAGTACCCATTATCATGTGTAAATTCTTTGCTTTAACTATTTCAAGTTGTCTTTTTAATTCAAGTACAGGAAAATTATTTGTAGATACCATACCAAAAGCCTCAAAAGGACTTAATGGTTTTTCTTGCATTCTTTTTTGAATATCAGCAGAAGTTGCACCATTATCAAGTAATACTTTTCTTTGAGCAAGCTCTAAAGCTTTAGCTCCTTCTTTATCAGAGTTACCTTGATCATCATAGTAACCTTCCATATTCCAAGTAATAGGATGAAAGAAACCACATCTCATATCTTCAGATTCTTCATCCCAAATATTTTGAAAAGGTAACATACCAAACCTCAATGGATTAGAGTGCATCTCAGAGTAATCTGCAGTACCACCTTCCATATCTCCTGATGTTCCAAAGACAGTAATCATACCTGTTTTAATTGCTCCTCCCATTACACAATCTTGAGAAGCTGCATAAGAATCTTTAAGAAGTCCAGGTGTACCAAATGCTCCAGATTCTTCAAAGATTAAATCTCTAGCATCTTTACCCCTTGCGGCATCTGCATTATCTTTAAAGGTAAGTGCCATAATCTCAGACATAAATCCAGTCTCAACCTTTACACCATTTCTATACTCAATAGTAGAAGCTTTAACGTGGTCCATTTTATCTACAACATCTTTAGGATATACCCAAGCTGTATTAGCATTAATAAAGTTAAGGTAGTTAGTTGCCATTGTAAAGATACCTTTAGGAAAAAGAAATCTTTTTTCATAAGCACCAAAAATAGTAAGAGCTTTGGGATAGCATAAATAATTCTTTACTGCAATAGCTGCATTTTTATAAGAGTAACCTTTTCTTCTAGATTTACCTACAATAAGATTGTAGCCTCCTATTAAATAAGGTTCTTCAATCTTTACTTCTAATTGTAATCCTGTAAATAAATCAGAAAGATTTGAAGACTCACTTATAGAAACTCCTAGTCCATCTACTATACCATTAAAGGCAATCTCTCTTGCCCAAAAGTAATTGTAATCTCCATCCCAAAAGTCAGGAAAGTCAGTAATCTTAGCAGACTTTTTAGCATTCATATCCTCAACTTTAAGGATAGGACAGAAGTTTAAATAAAAATAATGGTCTCCAGTAATCTTTACACCTCCTGAATAGTGACCATTAATAATTCTGTTTCTTTGTTCTTGCCAATATGTAAACCAATCAGGAGAACCCCAAGGATCTAGACAGTATGTCCCATACTTCTGGAATTTTCTAGCTTCTTCTCTGAATACTTCTGTATTAATCCAAATCCCATCTGGGTTCCTGATTGCTCCTAATTGACTCATATATTATGTAACAATATTTTTGATTCTGTACAATGTGTGAGCAATAAGTTCTTGCATTGTATCAATTTGATTCTGTATAAAAGATTCTTTAACAACTTCTCTTGCTACTGCAATAGTATCATATAAAGCTTTAAAATATTCTAAAGGGTTTTCAATAATTTCTGATTCATCTACTTCTTCAAGTATAAAAGAATCATCAATGCCCATTGAAGTTTCAATGTAAGTATCAACTAAATCAAGAACCCCTTCATAAAATATACTCATAGCATTATGAGTAGCAAGAGTTTTATCTTTCTGTCTTAAATGTGTAAGGTGAGCATCAGTTCTTGCTTTAAGTAATAAAGCAGGAATAGTACCTCTTGTACTTTTTACAGAAGATTCTTCTTCTTTAAATTCATCATCATCATCATCATCATCTAAGATGTTAACTAAATTTGCCATGTTTTCTAAGTTTTAAATTAATCAAATAATTTTGTAAAAAATCCTTTTTCAGTAAGGTCTTCAGGATTTTTCTTTGCTCTTTCTTGAGCTTTGTTGATTTCATCTTGGGTGAAAAGAATACATCTTTCATTAGACCCATCTTCATCTTCTACTTGCACT